CCTTCACGCGGGAACTGGGATATGCCGACCGCTATACCTTGGCTCCCCTCACGTTCGCGCCGCTGGCCGCCGACGCGCGCGTCATCTGTGATACCCGCGAGCAGGCTCCTATCAAGCTCCCCATCGCGACGGATCGCGGCACCCTGAATGTGGGCGATTATGCCCTCGCGGCCCCTTATGACCTCGGCGTTCGGATCGAGCGCAAAAGCTTAGCCGACTGGTGCGGCACATTGTCCGGCCGCAAGGTGACACACGAGGATGGCACCGAGGATAGCCCCTTTGCCCGCTTCGATCGCGAACTGGCGCGCGCGGCCGCCGCCAACCTCTACGTTGTCATGATGGTCGAGTCGCCCATCAACCACGCCCAAGCGTTCAATAAGCTGCCTCAGACCCGCTGGATCAAGGCTAGCCCCTCGCATGTGTTGCATAATCTCCGCGCCCTGCTCGTCAAGTACCCCCTCACGTTCCAGTGCGTGTTCACAGACGGCAGAATCGAGATGGCACGCGTGATGATGAAGGTCTTCCAACTCGGCGCGCAGGTCCGCACCATTGACCTCCAGTATCAGCTGGAGGAGGGGAACCTCTAGGTCACTATGTGGCTGGAACACAACGATGGTCTCGGATACAACCCCCCCAACCCGGACGCCCCATTCCCAGACTGGAACGAGCAGATCCGTATCCGGGTAGGTGACCGCGAGCTGACCGACGAGGAGGCAGTCGAGACGCTGGCGCGTTTCCTGCGCACCAATATAGGGATGCTGGTGACGCTGCTCACGGGCCAGATACTAGAGTCCTACCAGCGCATCATGATCAAGGGGTGGATGCAGAAGAACTTCTCGCTCACTGTCGCGGGACGTTCATTCGGCAAGTGCATCAACCGCCGCGCGCTCGTACTCACCGAGAACGGCTTCAAGGAGATACAGCACGTGGAGGTTGGAGAGCGGATTTGGGCGAAGGACGGCCTACAACCCATCCTAGCGAAGATCGAGAACCCTAAGGAGCGAGGCTTCAAGGTGACCACTGCTCGTGGCTACGAATGCGAGGGCAAGGTAGGACACCGCATGTGGGTGCTAGATCCTACCACTCTCCGATTCGACTGGAAGCTCATCGAGGACCTCAAGGGGGACGAGATTCTACCGATACGCTACGGCATGAACCAGTGGGCAGACGAGCGACCGCTCGACACCTACATACCGCGCCATCGCGATGCTAGAGCTTGCCCCCTCAACAACGTAGGGGAGAACCTCGACCTCTACTACGTCATGGGGGTCTTGCTCGGTGATGGATGTATCCGTTTGCCCGGAGGCAGCTTGTCTGTGTCCTCCATGGATGAGGAGGTGAAGCAGGCATTCCGCGCTGTCGTGACCAAGTACATGCCAGAGACCGCGGTGCGGGACGCTCGAAAGCGAGACAACGCCGCGAGTGACACCATCATCTGCAACACTCGCTTCAAGGACCTGCTTCGGTACATGGGCTTGAACGAGGAGAAGGCTCACGCCAAGGTCTTCCCCCAACGGATGCTCTCAGTAAACGCCGTCAAGATGGGAACGTTCCTTCGTGGACTCTTCGACACGGATGGCCATTGCTACGCCAAGCATTCAGCCGCCGGCAACATCTGTCAGGTGGGCCTCGCTAGCTCGTCCTACGACATCATCAAGCGCACGCAGGCAATCCTCCTCAACTACGGCATCCTCTCCACCGTGCGTCTGAAGCACAAGGGGGGCACGGTTCGGTTCTCGACCAACGACAAGGTCTACGAGACGAACCCCGCGTGGGACCTTGCCATCTTTGACCGACGCAGTTTAGAGCTGTTTGCTCAGCATATAGGCTTTGGGATAGAGCGAAAGCAGGCCGCGCTCCGATCCTATCTAGTACATCCAGTTGGCTCTCTCTACAAGCACAACATGCTGCCGGTGGCCGAGTATTTCCGCACCAAGTACGGGGCGTCGGTGTTCCGCCAGCAGAAGGGACTTCGCCTCACCAAGGATCTATCAATCGCGCGGTTGACCGAGATGCTTGACTACGGGTTCGTTGACGACGAGGATAAGGCGAAGATTCGGCAGCTCATCGACGCCTCCTGCTACTACGATCGGATCAAGACAATGGTACCCGTCGAGACCGAGACGATCGACATTCAGGTGGCGAACGAGGAGTGCTACTGGAGCGATGGCATCATCAGCCACAACAGCTTGGTCTACAGCCACTTCTGCTACCTCTACTGCCTAATGAACCCGGGGCACCACATCTTGCTGGTGTCACACACCTTCCGCTCTAGCCGGCAGACGGTGGAACGTATCGATCAGTGGGCGCGCTCCAAGCGCGGCAGTCTGCTCAGGCAGACCTTCGCCCGCGAGATGATCAAGCGGCAGGACCTCATCAAGATTGAGTTCCGCAACGGTTCCACGATCACGGCTGTACCTCTCGGTGACCCGGACAATCTCCGTGGCTTCCGTTGCAACGTGCTGGGGATTGATGAGGGGCTCTTGATCCCCACCTCCACCATCGAGCTGGTCCTCAAACCCTTCCTCGCCGGCTCGGCCGACGCGACCAAGAAGCAGTTGAAGCGTAAACGCGAGACTCGGCGCATCAAGGAGGGCAAGATGACCGAGGAGGAACGCGAGGTCTTCCGCGCCGATTCCAAGATGATCATGCTGTCATCGGCCTCCTACCAGTGGGAGGAGCTATACCAACGCTATAAGCAGTATCGGACCATCATCGAGGCGGACAAGGAGACGCGCGAGAAGGCCAAGGTCAAGGCTGAGGAGACGACCGCTGGCGTGTCCAGCTACCTCGTCTACCAGTTCTCCTACGAGGTTGGCAATCCCGACCTGATGGACCAAGGTGTACTGGAAGAGATCCGCGAGAAGCGCATCCCTCAGGCCGTCATCGACCGCGAGTACAAGGCGCGCTTCATCAACGAGGCCGGCGGATTCTTCTCGGCCAAACAGATGCACGGTTGTACCATCCCGCCGGGCCAGCGGCCGTGCATTGAGATTGTAGGTGACAAGAACGCGGAATATGTACTTGGGATAGACCCGGCTGGCGGCTCGATCGGTGCCGACCCCGCGGGTGACCATTTCGCTATGTGCGTCCTCAAGATTGTGGAGCGTCCCTCGGACGGCCGCAAGATAGGGCTGGTGGTGCACCAGTACGCCTGTGCCGGTGTCGATCTGGAGTACCACATATCCTACCTCCACTACATCCTCAAGCGTTTCAACGTCGTCTACATCGTCATCGACAGCACGGGCGGCGAGATGCTTGACTTCCTGAACGTTTGCAACCAGTCCATGGTGTTCAAGCAGGCTAAGCTGGAGCTGAACCAGATTGAGGCCGAGTTCGCCAAGGATAACTTGGACGAGATTGTCCGGCGGGTTAAGGATAGCTATAATCCGGACAGCAACGTTCGCCGCATCGTACACAACCAGTATTTCTCCTCCTCCATCATCAAGGCGGGCAACGATCACCTGCGCGCCTGCTTTGAACAGAAGACCATCCAGTTCGCCTCGGCCTCCCAATCGGTGCCTCATGCAGTTGAGGGTATGTGTCAGGCCGACGTCATGGGTATCAATGCGACGCATCCTGCCTTTAGAGACCCAGAACTGGAAGGAAGTGGATCGATGTGGGATTTCGTGACCCAACAGGACGGGCTCATTGAGCTGGTCAAGAAGGAGTGTGCACTGATCGAGGTCACTTCTAGTCCACTAGGTCACCTAACCTACGATCTACCTCACCACATGACACGTAACCGCAAGAATGTCAATCGGATACGTAGGGATAGCTATAGTGCACTGTGGCTGGCTGCGTGGGGCTTAAAAATCTTGATCGCCAGCCATGATGCTCCTGTTGAGGAGGCCGACGACCTGTTCGCCCCCTCGCTCATCTAGCCCAAATCTGGTGTATTGTAGATTGATTCACTTCTAAAATGCCGCGTAATCCCTCCAGTCCCCGCCCCTATCGCAAGATCAACACGGTCTATTGGGAGGGACGTAGGCGGCCAGCTCCCGCGGCCCCTGCCCCTATCGTTAGTGCACCCGCCATCGAGCAGGCTGAACACTGGGACACGGTTGGTGGCTTCGATGACCAGCCCCACTATAGTGCGCGTGCGGCGTGCGGCGGTGGCCCGGCCCCGGCCTACCGTGATATGTCTGCCCCCACGGGGGTACTAGGTAGCCAATTCCCCAATATCCGAGGCGGCATTGTCCCCTATAGTATGGTGGACGGCAACTACTACGGCGTGTCGGAGGTTATCTCGTTGTGCTACACCTGCTTCTACAACTTCTCGCTGCTCAGGAACGCTATAAAACTGCTCCGCGACTTTTCAGTTAGCCCCATCCACGTCAAGACCACCAACACGCGAGTCAAGACCTTTATCGAGACATGGTTCGATTCCATAGGGCTCAACGCCCTCATGATGCAATACTTCCTCGAATACTACCGCTCGGGCAACGTGTTCCTGTACAAGTTTTCGGGCAAGATAAGCGAGGATGGCATGAACATGCTGAAGCGCGCCTATGGAGCCAGCGGCGTTAGTGCAACGGTACCCATCCGCTACATCATCTTGAACCCCATGCAGGTCTACCTACAATTGGGGCCAACGGCCCCCTACGGTTGGGTCCGCATGATGTCTACCTACGAAATCCAGAGGTTACGTAACCCCCAGACCGAGGAGGACGTTCAGGTCCTCCAGAGCCTCCCCGACTACGTCCAGAAGCAGATCCAGACGCCGGGCACCTACCCTTACCTCTACGTCCCATTGGACGCGAAGCGTCTGTTCACCGTCTTCTACGACAAGATGGACTACGAGCCGCTGGCCATCCCCATGGCCTTCCCAGTCCTCAACGACATCGAGTATAAGCTGGAATTGAGGCGCGTGGATATGGCACTGGCCTCGACCATCGAGCGGGTCATCCTGCTGGTCACTACCGGCCGCCCGGCCGACCAGTGGAACAAGGTGCCACCCAAGAGCCACATCGAGGACCTCCAGTCGTACTTCCGCAACCAAACCATTGGTCGCGTGTTGGTGTCCAATTATACCACCAAATTGGAGTGGGTGATTCCGGACATGAAGGGGCTCTTGGGTAGTGACAAGTACCAGCAGGTGGACAAGGATATCAAGGAGGGCCTCCAGTACATGTTCTTCGGCGAGGAGAAGTTCGCCAACGCCACCATCAAGGTTAAGATCTTCATCGAGAGTCTGAAGGAGGGGCGGCGCGCCTTCATGGAAAACTTTCTCATTCCCGAGGTCAAGAAGGTGTGCGAGGCTATGTCCTTCCGAAATGTGCCCGAGATCGAGTTTGAGGAGATCCAGATGCAGGATGAGGCACTGATGGCGCGCCTCTACGTCCAGATGGCTCAACTGGGGCTACTCACCGATGAAGAGTTGAACGATGCGTTACGCACTGGCATGCTGCCAACCAAAGAGGAGAGCCTCAAGCATCAGGAGGCCTATAAGGAGGAGCGTTCGCGCAAGCTGTACCAACCAATGGCTCCCGAGAAGGCGGAGGGGGCTGGCGGCGGCTCGGCGGCCAAGGGGCGGCCGGCTGGGAGCGGCGGG